GCAGTTTCTAATCCCCATGACTTTATTAAAGTTGGATCTTTCATTAAAGGTGAGTTTAGATAACCGCCTGTTGATTCAATTGCAGCATGTCTCTGTTGTCTTACAAACTCAGCAGGAGGTAAGACACCTGCTTTCCTTGCTAAGTCAACCATTATTTTATTAGGTGGTGCTCCAAATTCTACGACACCTAAATGCTGTATAGAACCAAGATTAACATGCCCCTCTTTACCAGCACCTGTATTATGATTAATAACTACAGGTGTAAACATATAACTTTCTTTATAGTTTACCTTACCATCTTTAACAGCTTCAGAATGTTTCTCATCAAATGTTGATCTTTGCTGTTCTACATAAGAAGGTAGTCTAAGATAATTTCCTTGATGCTTTTTCATAGCTTTACTATTTCCCCATGCACCTGTCCATAAACCAGGCGCAGAGTAGAAAGGATTAGGTCTACCATCTGGAAGGTATTTCGCTACCGTCTCATCACTACTACGACCATTAACGATCATTTGTTCTACTTCCAAGAGAGCTTGAGTAGCTGCTTTTCTAGGTGTTAGTTTATCATCAAGAGTATATTTCTGCAGAAGAGAATGGTACATATCATTAGCTAGGTCATCCATAACTATTGAATCACCATTGGGTTTCTTTTGACCAGCATCAACTTCTGATTGCCTAAGAGCTGTTTTTAAAGTATTTACATTCACTTGAGTAAGCGTAACCATATCCTTGTTTTCTGTACCAGGAATCTTCCTTACAAATCTCCAGTTGTATTTTTCTTCTAGGTCTTTTCTTAAAGTATCAGGCATAAAACCAACTTCACTTAATGGGATTACACCATTAAATCTAATCTGTAAATCCTTACAACTTTCTTCCCAGGCTGCTGAATCTTTTAAAGCTCCTTCAATTGCAGGATCAGTCATCTTAGCAAAGATAGCAGCTCTTGCAGCAGGACGATCATAACCACCCTTCTCAGGATCTATCATCTTATTCTCCCACGCTTCGATCCTAGCCTTAGCGTCATCAACACTAAAGTTTTTATCTGAGTTTCTATCAGATACAAGTTGGTTGAAAAGTGTTAATTTCTCTTCAGTTATTTGAGCTACTTCTGCTTCATCTAATCTTTTTTCTCTATCAGCCATTGCTGTTTGAACCTTTGCAATTGCAGCATCATGGTCATAACCAGACTGTTCTTCAAGTACCTGTTGTAAAGTCTTACCTTTGTTTGGACCTTCTGTTACTTTAGTAGCTAAAAGATCTTTTGTATTCTGCCATGAAGATTCGATCTTATCAGCATCAGTTTCACTAGTAACATTATCTATAAGTTGACTAGAGAATCTACTTAATTGATTACCAGCTGTACCCTGACGAGCCTTTACTCCATCGTTACGCCATGTTTGAAGAAGATTATTGACATGTTTCTCTCTATTACCTTGAGCTGTTTCACCGTCTTGAGGAGTATAACCAGCTACACCTTTCTGCCAGTTAAAGATTGTTTGTTCTGTAGCTTGTATCCTAAGATTACGTTGCTCTTTATTATACTGCTGTGTTTCTGCAACTTGTATAGCTTCCAGCTTATTTGCTAATGGTCCAGCTAAAATCAGAGTTCTCCACTCTGGCTTTAACCCACCCATTTTATTCTCATCAGCATCAACAACTGATGCTAAGAACATTTTCTTTAGCTCACGCTTTTCTCTTGGTGTATTTAGTTCACTTATCTTTTTCTTTTCAAACCGTTTAGTTTTTACACCTTCTTCAGTTACATGGTCTATCTTATCTTCCCAGGTAATCTCTATTTCATTTGGCCCCTGGTCTCTAACCCAGTTCTCATAGCTTACTTCAGCATTATCAATTATACCTTTACCTTTAACAGCAAAGTAAGCTAGTTTCTCATTACCTGATAACTTAGTAGGGTCAACATCATTAGGACTAGTTAAGTTATGATCCTCAAGAGCTTTCTCAAGTTTCTGTTTTTCTGCATTATTCTCAGAAATACCAGCAATCTTATCTTCTAGTTCTTTCTGTCTATTCTCCCACTCTTCTACATCTTTACCGTCAGTCTTTTGATAGGATTCAATCTTTTCTCTTAAATCTTGTGCCTCTTTTTCTGCATTCCACTCAGCTACATCAGTTCTTATAAAGTTATCTAGTGTAGAACTAAATTTTGTTAACGCATTCAACTCGTAAGTTGCTGCTTTATCAGCCATTGCAGCTGATTTTCTTGCTTGTTGGGAGTCAAAAGAAGCTACCTCTTTCATAGAGCGTAGCTGAGCCATGTCCTTTTGATACTTATCTTCAGCTGCTTTAGATTCACGAGCAGCTGAACTAGGAGCTTGGGTCTTTGTGAAGTTAGTGCTTACACTACCCCAACTTTTATTGTACTTTGCCATAGTTATCAGTTGCTTGTAATTGTATCTGACTTAGATTTATTCCCAGCAGATTTAAAGTCTCTGTAGGTACCAATGCCACCCATAATAGAGCCGCTAATACCTGCCAGAAGTGATAAACCACTTGGTCCTTTAGCTTTAATTGGTTTGTTAGGTAGGAAACCTGCTCCTGGTGAAGTTGGTGTAGGTGGAAGTGCATTGTTAGCTGAATTATCTGCTCCCCAATGTCTCATATTGACACCAAAGATTTCATTACCATAGGCTGCATTAGCGTCAAATAAAGATTGTTCCATCATTGCAGCAGAGAATCCTAGTTCTCTTTCTGTTGCTAACGTATCTAATAATGTACTCTGTCCAGTTCTACCCGTGGCTAGTATTTGTCCAGTTGCTTGTATTTTATTAGCAAGGTTTGCTTGTCTTTCAAAAGCTACTTCAGTTTGCTTCTCTTTTAACTGTCTAGATACAGCTTGTCTAGCTCTGTTAGCTTCTAGCTGATTAGCTTCCTGTTGTCTAAGTACATCATTCTGAGCTGTAGCATGAGCTTTTAAATCAGCAGCATGTTTATTCCTTTTAATTAGGTCGTTACGCTCAGAGATTTGCAGCTGCCTAGTATATTCTTGTTGTTGTATTTGATTCTGCCTTTTAACAGCAGCTGATTGGGCTTGATGCTGGCCTATTGCGCCAGCTATCCCAGTTGCTGCCGATAAGACACCCATTACTGGAGCGCACATGGTTTTATAAATGTAATAAGAGGAACACCATTTTGTACATAATAATTTATGAACTTAAATCGTAGAAGTTTTAATAACTTCACATGACTCTCGTTCCTCATGTCAACATGGTTATATAAATAAGGGTTGTCTAGACTGTTTACCCAACGTCTAGCTTCCCGTACAAAAGTGTGTGGATGATTATCTCCTTCGTCTGTGCATAACATCCAGATAATATTTTCTGGTGTTACACCTGCCACTCCGACAGCCTTGCCGTGTGGTGAAGTGAAATATACAGAGAAGGCAGAGGCATAGTGAGACTGTAGGACAGCCGCCGGAGCGGCTAATCCCATAGTCTCTTCTATCTCTCTTTTATCTTCTGATCGAAGGTTAAATCCTACCTCAAGGGCATGTTGAGGGGTGCATGGTTGAATGTACTTACTGTCGTGCATGTCGTCTGGTGTGATAACTGCCGTCCCAGCTAGCTGAAACTATGGTAGCGGTAAATGGATCTGGTATTTTAATTGTAACGTCGTGTTTTATATTCTTATTATATATAGGTACGCTGATATCTTTATATAACTGTGAAGGTACAACACTAGCTGCACTAAGGTCAGATATAATACCTGACTCTTCATGTACATAAGTATCTCGTTGTGGTGATGTGATATGAAACTCTAAAGGTCCAGACACACCAAGGTTAAAGTTAAGCCTATGTATCCTTAAGTCAGCATTTATATCATATTTACCACGTTCATTACCTGATTTGTAATATGTAGGTAAACCTATTTCAGTAGTATATGTGTACCCACAAGCAAATTTAATAGTTCTTAAATCACACTTATTGAATGTAGCAGTAGCACCACTGATGCTATTAGGAGTTCTTACGTTACCATCTGCTAGTTCTACAAGCTGTATATCAGTAGCTGAACCGCTGATAGTATAAGGTAATGTGACTGTAGTATTACCACCTACACCACCACTATAAGCTACAGAGACACCTGGTGTAGTACCAGTACCAGCATTAGCAGTATGTATAACCATGTTATCTAAGCATGATTCAAAGCGTCTAGAGATCGTTGTAGGGCTACCTACTGTACCTGTTCCTATAGAATAAGCACGTGTATCATCAGCACTTACAACTAATTCATAGCGTAATAAGACATAATCTGAGCCTTGTTTAGTAACAGTATAGAAATCACCAAGACTATATAGTTGGTGTACTAATGTACCTTTAAGACCCCATGAATACCATGATGATTGCTGTCTTTGTTGACCTTGACCAAAATATTTATAATGATATAAATCACTACCACCTGATTTACCTAGAGTCACGACACCTGCCTGAGCAGAGTTAGTCATCCTATTGATATCACGAGGGATATATTCAGGTACAACTCTAGTCTGTTCTATAATATCTGGAGGTACGTTACCACCTTGTAGTGATAGCTCATATACCTTACTGAATGAGGAAGCATTACTTCCAAACATAACAGTAGTACCTAAGTCTACAGGTCCATAATCACCAGTTGCTTCGTAACCTGATAGCTTTTTAAGCTGTGCAGTAGATGGACTAAATGCTTCTGATTCAGTATATAACATGAACTGAGCAGCTTCACTGAACATAATCACACCGTTCTGAATCGGTAATGCATAGTTCAGAATAGCTGGTTTAACATCAGATGCTCCCATATCAATAGGGTCTGAATCTGAGCTTCCAATTGCAGATCCTACAAAGAAATTAAAATAATCAGCAGCTTGACTCAGTACTACCTGTTCACCTGCTAACATACCTAGCCTGTTTCTTACAAAGAAAAGGGAAGTAATTTTTCTGCCTAAAAATGTAGGGTAAGGATTGCTACTGTCATCTCCTACTACTCTATCTACCCAGTATTGTTCATCAGGTCCAGTATAATCATTCACTCCATTATTATTAGTATCTGCATAAGCTAGTGATGACCATGTAAATGTACCATCTCTATTGTTTATCAGAGCATGAGGCATTGAATCATAATTAAACCCAGCATCAATACCTGGCTTAACTGTTTCTTCCCATACACCAACACCAACGTCACCTGTACCTGTACCACCTGTTATAAATTTAACATAGTAGTCATCAGCATCAGCATCTTCAGTGTTAGCTATCTTAACAATATAACCGTCTTTACAAGTACCTGGTAGCTTAGATATATTCTGAGCTGTATCAGTGAACGCTTCTAGAGAGTTCCCTGTTAGACCTCCTCTTACACCTATAGCTCCAAAAGCAGCATTAGTTGATACGAATAAACCGTTACCAGATATGGTAGCAGTAGCATCTACAGTACCTCCTGATCCAGTGTACTTAGCTTCAATAGCTGCTTTAAGGTTACCTAGTACAGTGTCTTTAGTAATCTCTCCTTTCCTTATATTCAAAGGAGTCCTATAAATAGCTGCATTAGCATCAGAGTATGATTCATATGCAGATACACCTTTGATTTTAACTGTCCAGTTCTGTCCGTTAACACTAACAGTCTTAGTTAGACTAGCCCAGCCAGTACCTACGTTAAAACCAGTCTCCTGTAGTGTTACAGTAGCTGTATACTGTGTATTGTATTGAGGATTATTACCATCGTATGCGTTAATATAATGTATTGCATTAACAACCACTGTAAACTTAACTTGGTCCCATGCATCACCATCTGACTCAAGATAGTATTCTGTCTGTCCTGTATAAGCAGCATTAGGTGAATCAGTTTCCCAAGTAGGGGAAGTGGTACCATCTTTTACAACTTCTAATGCGTTGATTCTGTATTTAGTAGTGGATGAAAGGCTAGTATTACCAAGAGCTATAACATACTCTGAGTTATATGCAATTTCATTTAGCGTTACAAATGCATAGTTGTCTTGGAATGATGCTGTAGTACGTGCCTTAGTAACTTCCTTCTCAGGGTTAGTAATGATCGTATAATCATTAAGAGTTAACTTACCATAAGGCTGAGTACCAGTCTTAATTAAATAGTTATAGTTACTAGATGCACCACCTGTAAAGTTAACTGTTTTCTGTGTACCATCAGCTAGATCCCATACCTTAATAACAGGTGAGTTGCCAGCTGTAATTTGAATTAAATATCTTTCATCACCATCTCTTAGGATTTCAAACCATTCGCCACCGTCAGTAGCGTTGGCTAGTTTACCAACATATTCCCCAGGAGGTCTCTTCTGTAGACCAAAAGTTACATCTGGAAAGGCGTTATGGCAAGTTCTAAGTTGGCCTGGAAATTTTATAAAGTCTGGCTGTTGTGAAACGCCACCCAAGAAGTTGGGAATTTGTTGATTAATAGCTGCCATTATCTACCTATTACTTGGTAAGGTTTATACGGGTTATACGGAGCACGACCTCTACTATTATTAAAGATGTTATAATCTGCCTGACGTGTATCGTATTCTATAGCTGCTGATCTTGCAATCACTTCGTCTTGCTGCATAGCTTGAGCAAAGTTAGCATCAGCAACCATACGACCTACGGCTATACGTGAAGCTTTTGTTGTAACATAATCTTTAAATGTTTGAGGCATATCTTCATATGCATACATCCAAACTACATCACAGTAGAGAGTGTCATCATCTGTAAAGGTATTTGAACGGGTGTAACGGTCATAAAGGTATGAACCACTTTTAGTAGTACCAATAGCAATGCCAGTTTTTTTAATTACATCATAATTATCGTTGTGTTTGTAACGATTTAAATCGATTTGTAACACAGCATCTGATAATGCAATCTGACCATTAGCGTCAGGTTTGAATTCTACTTCATATTCAGTGTTGAAAGCCCACCCTTCTGCTTGTACCTCTCTAACAACCTGTCTGAGAGTCGTCTGTGCAATAGCCACTTCGGGGCTTTGAGTATCAAGGGTGTTAACTGGAGACTCTCCAACACTCATTAGTATTGAGTTAACAGCATCCAGTTCACTGGACGTTGCGTATGCGGGGGTTGCCATAAGAAAAAAGGGGACCGAAGTCCCCCATAAATGTATAATTTAAGAGAATGCGCTGCCAGCTGTGGAGGTAGCATGAAGCTCGACGCAAGCTGCAGGGTTCAGATAATCTGCTCCCATGCTTAAACGTCCAAGGATCACATCACCCTGGTAGATTACAGACACATCGCCACTCGTTACTTGAACCTGTGGCCCAATGGTTTCAACGACACCGGCTGCCTCTTTCTGGAATATGATTCCACAAGAAGTAGCAAAGTCAGTTGCATTACCATAGTTACTGTTAAGTCCAGCTACGCTAGACCTAGCATCTTCAGTAGCTACACCAACATAAGAACCAGCTCTATCAATTGTAGATGCGGTACCATACTTAGCCTGGAACGGAATGTTCATGGATCTGTATATCTTGATACCGGCAATTGATATTACGCCGGAGCCTGATTGCAGGCCGTCACCTTGCTCGTCTCTATTGATTAGAGCATTAGTAGCAACGTTTTCTATTAGTGAATAGTACTGTCTTGGTGAGAGTACGGCTACACGGCCATCCTGACTGATACCTTTCTCATCAAGAACTGCAGCTGCTTCAAAGAAGGCAGACACGATCTTAGCTGAGTCAAGGGCATCACCAGCTGCACCAGAACCTGAACCAACTTGGATCTGAGATCCACCTGGCTCAACTTTACCTGAAGCTGAGATGGGGTGTGCTGCACGAGCACCTTTAATGATCGATCTGAATACCAGACGGTCATATTTTTCTGCAAGAGCATATCCAATCTTCTTAGATATCTCTCCTCTAAGCTCATAGTGGGCAAGAGTTTCATCTAGGTCATACACGAAGGCCGAGCTGATAAGGAGATCATCAACATTGATGGTCTTCTCAGCAACTGGCGGATCACCGGAGCCCAATATGGGGGTTCCCGGCGTATGAAATGACGCGGCCATGCGTCCCGTGTAGATGAACTGTAAACTTTTGCCTGACTTGAGCGTACGCTTCGTGACTAGATCACGAGCAATTGTGTTATGTTGGAAACCTTTGAATAGCTCACCTGAAAATAATTTCAGATACAGAGCATACTTATCGGTTGCGCCATCATAACCTGTACCGGTAGATAGATTAATTCTACCTAACGCGGTTTGGGTAGCATTAGCCATTAAAAAAGAGTTGTATTTTTACGACTCTAAAACGTTTTAGAAATATTTAGTTTTTATTGTTAGCGTTTCGTCGCCACACGTGCGGCAATAAGGTATCCTCGTAAGGGCTTAAAGCCAAAAGAAAAGGGAGTCCGACTCTGAGGTGCTCCCGCTCCAATCACTCTCCTAAGAGAGCTTCTTCTAACGATTGAGGTTCCCACTCTTCAGCTGGCTCTTCGTTATTCATGAGTTCTTCATGTTCTTTTGCTGACCTTAAGACAGCTTCTTTAGCTTGCTCAACTGTTGGCTGAGATCCAAAGCTTGTAACTACTGCGTTATTCATTCTTGGAAGGTTCTAGTTTCTTTACTTCGGACGTAAGGTTGGCCAGTAAATCCTCCAGCTCTGATTTTCTGCGATCATACGCAGCTTCAAGTTGTTCGAGTTGGGCTTTGGTTTCCTTAAGCTCGTTTTCTTTTTGGTTGAGTTTGAGTTTTCCAAGCTGTTCCTCCGATACAACATAAACAGTGCGGGTAGGTGGCTGGAAAGCGAAATCAAATAGTGAGTACATTAGTATTCTTCTGTAAGTGAACAAGGGCAATCGCCACGACAGCTTTCATGTGCATTAATATGCACGACTTCTATCATGGTAATGAACCCCAGGGCCAACACAAGGATGGCCCACGGCGATTCAAGTAGTTTCATTTAGAAACTATATTTAGCACCTATCTTAGTGCCGTATGCAGTGTCAGCAGTATCATCAGTTGCAAAA